TTATATCCCCATTCAGTTTTTGTATTTTCACGAATCTGTGGTTTAATAAATACAGTAATTAACGGAAACGAGGTGCACTGTGGCTAACATTGATGTGGGCGGTAAGAAGATTTACGATTTTTTGGTAGCGAACTATGATGTGCCGAAAGGTGTGACGGGCTTCACTATTGAATGTGATATGGAGTGCGCAACTTCAATTACATGGCGTACATATTTGTATGAAAAAGATGAAACTAAAAACATTACCGAATCGCTTAAAGACACAACCGAACCGACTGAGTAACGGACTTCAGGTCGGACAGGTCGCACGTGTTAAAGGTAGTAAGTGGAAACGGATCAGACTTGAACATTTAGCTGTAGAACCGTTGTGTCGAATGTGTAGGTTTCAAGAGCACGTTACGTTGGCAAATGAAGTTGACCACATTAAACCGTTATGGGAAGGTGGTGAAGAATATGACCGTAATAACCTGCAGTCATTGTGCACACCTTGTCATATAACTAAAACGTCTGAAGAAGCGAAACGTCGCTCAAAACAATTTAACGGAGTGTAATCATGGCAAGACCTAAAAAACCTGACGATCAACTAACCAGACCACGTACACTTAAAACGCCTGACGGTAAGCCGGTGCTACGTAAGGGTAGACCACCAAAGTCTGGTGCCACAGTGCAACTACCGGTCGAACAGATTAAACGTCTACTAGACCCGTCACCACAACCACTACCGCCTGACGCTGACGTAGAGATTGGTAATTTAACGCCACTTGAATACGCATTGACGGTAATGAACGATCCGCGTGAACCTAAAGAGCGTCGCGACCGACTTTGTGTGGCTGCAATGCCATTTGTTCACGTTAAGATGGGTGAGGGTGGTAAACGTGAGAAAGCGGCAGGTAAAGCCGAAACTGCCAGTAAAGGTAAGTTCGCACCTGCAACGGCACCAAAACTATCCGTGGTTGGTAAATAATGGAATGGTCAACGGCTTGCCCTGAGTGGGAACAGCGCCTAATTAATAAACAAACTATAATTCCGCCACCTATATTTAAAGGTACGGCTGACAGTGCGTTAGCCATATTTAAACAACTACGGGTTGTCGATCTACCAAACAAACCCACATTCGGTGAAGTCAGCGAACAATGGGTATTTGATTTTGTAGCGGCGATATTTGGTGCATACGACGAAGAATCAGGTAATCAGTTAATCCGTGAGTTTTTTCTGTTAATCAGTAAAAAGAATACTAAATCCACAATTGCAGCTGGAATTATGCTTACGGCGGTAATTTTATGCTGGCGTGAGGACGAAGAACATTTAATTCTCGCACCGACTAAAGAGGTTGCTGATAACAGTTTCAAACCTGCCGCCGGTATGGTGCGTGCCGACGAAGAACTGAGTGAGTTATTTTTAGTTCAGGATCACATTCGTACAATCACACATCGCGTTAGTAAGGCAAGCCTGAAAGTTGTGGCTGCAGATACCGACACCGTATCGGGTAAGAAGTCCGGTCGTATACTTGTAGACGAACACTGGTTGTTCGGTAAGAAAAATAACGCCGAATCAATGTTCATGGAAGCTACCGGCGGTCAAATCTCACGTAATGAGGGTTGGGTTATCTATCTATCCACACAATCGGACGAACCGCCTAGTGGGGTGTTTAAAGATAAGCTTGACTACTACCGCGACGTGCGTGACGGTAAGATTATCGACAAAAAGTCACTGCCGGTCATTTACGAGTTCCCCGAACGCATGATTGAAGATGAATCGTACCTAAAGCCTGAATATTTCTATATCACTAACCCGAACATCGGGCGCTCAGTCAGTAAAGAGTGGTTAGAAGATAACCTGAAGAAAATACTGAACGCGAATGGTGACGGCAAGCAAGCGTTCTTAGCAAAACACTTGAACATTCAAATCGGACTTAATCTGCGTAAAGACCGTTGGGCGGGTGCCGATCATTGGGAAACAAACAATCGTGACGAAATTACTTTGGAATACATACTCGACAATAGTGACGTTATTGATATTGGTATTGACGGTGGTGGGCTTGACGACTTACTTGGTTTGGCGGTTATTGGTCGTCACGCTGAAACACATCAATGGTTGGGCTGGTGCCATGCGTGGGCGCACCCCACGGTCTTAGAGCGTCGTAAATCTGAAGCTGCTAGGTTTCATGACTTTGCACGTGACGGACACTTGACTTTGGTGAAAATTATCGGTGATGACGTTAGTGAAGTCGTCGAAATATGTGTTAAAGTTGAAGAAAGTGGATTATTGGACAAAATTGGCGTTGACCCACATGGTTTGGGTGGTATATTAGACGCATTAATTGAGGCTGATATTGATGAAGAAAAAATTATTGGCGTTTCGCAGGGTTGGAAGTTGCAGGGTGCAATTAAAACCGCTGAACGACGACTTGCCGAAGGGCAGCTAATTCATGCAGATCAGCCAATGATGAACTGGTGCGTAGGTAATGCGAAGATTGAACCTCGCGGTAACGCGGTGTTAATCACTAAACAAGCAAGCGGGTTTGCTAAAATTGACCCATTAATGGCGTTATTTAACGCCGTAAATTTGATTAGTTTGAACCCTGAACCTTTGGGTGGTGACATAAATGGGTTTTTAAGTAACCCAATTAAGGCGTAAGAATATGACGATTTTCGGTAGGGTTGTTAGCTGGTTTGGTTCGATTGGTGCCACTACACAGAGTAGAGGGCTTCAGGATAGCAGACCGTTACGTAATGTACATACAAATTCACCGGACGTTGGTGTTGACGGTGCCTTACAAATTTCTTCAGTATGGGCGTGCATTGAGTTACTTGCCGACAATATCGCGTCACTCCCAATTTTCGTTTACTCGGTCAATAAAGGTTTACGAGAATTAGCTCGCGACACTGATTTGTGGACGATACTACATACCACCCCGAACCCGCGACATACAGCAATGGAATTTTGGCAATTTATTGTCATGAATTACCTGTTGCGGGGTAACGCTTACGCACGACTGCAGCGTAATAATCGAGGTGAAGTGATTGCTATGTGGCCTTTATCGTCAGACCAAGTGCAGGTTAAGGTGCTTGAGGACGGGAGTCTTGTATATGAATACTCAGCGAACGCTTCGATAATTATATACGCAGCTGATACCATATTGCATTTCCGTGACAAGGGTAACGGCGTTATCGGTATGTCGCGTTTAGATTACATGAAATCTTCACTTAATGTGGCGATTAATGCGCAGAACACGACTAATAGTACCTATCAGAGTGAGAATCGTAGACCTATGGTGTTTATGATTGATAAAACGTTAAAATCTGAACAACGTGAGGCTATTCGTAAGAATTTTAAAGGTTTGACTGAGGCGGGTGATGATGACTTGTTAATACTTGAAGCGGGGGCTAAAGTAGAGGCGTTGAGCATGACACCCGCCGAGGTTCAATTACTTGAAACGCGTAAATTCAGCGTAGAGGACATTTCGCGTTGGTTCGGGGTGCCGTCAGTGCTGATTAATGACTTGGCAAACCGCGTACCTTACGGTAATAATGACGATTTGATACAGATTTTTTATAAATTCAAGCTGCGCCCGATGTTAGTAGGTTTTGAACAGGCAATCACAAAACGTGTATTGACCCGTGAACAACGCCTTAAAATGTCAGTAGAGTTCAGTATTGACGCGATTTTACGTGGTAGTTTAAAAGATAGAGTTGAAATTTACTCAAAACAATTGCAAAATGGCATGAAAACACGTGCAGAGGTGCGTCAGCTTGAAAATGACCCACCAATCGCAGGTTCTGATAAACTAACGGCTCAGGTGAACTTGGTACCGATTGATATGTTAGGTAAAACCGGTAATAAGCCTAGCACTACTACTGAATTTGTGTCGCAATAGATTGGAATAGTTATGGATAACTCATTAAAATCAATATCGAAATCTAGTACCGAGTTTAGAGTTGGTAACTACATCATATTGTTCGGTGGTAAAGACGCTTTCGGTGAGTATTTCACTGCGAAAACGATGATTGACAGCCCATACACTAAAACCGGTGTATTGCACGTCGATTTTGAGCACGGCTTTGATCCTGACGATATGGGTATGGATGACAACGAGGTTTTAGGTTTTGTCGATTGGAAAACTGCCATAGTTGATGAAAAAGGGGTGTTTGTAGAGCGAGTTTTAAATCGACAAGCCCGATATATGAGTTTTATCGAAGAATTAATCGACGCCGGTGTGATGGGTAATTCAAGTCAGGCGATTAGCGGTAAAACTAAACGTGCTGGCGGCGGCGAAATTACCGAATGGCCTTTAATGCGCGACACACTTACTGTGGCACCCGCTGAACCGCGCATGTTGTCAAGCAATGTGATTACTGCAGCTAAGAATTTATATCAAGCGTTCCCTGAGTGTAAGTCACTTCAGCGAATTGCGAATTTTGATCGTATTGAACTGGATAACGTTAAATCTGCGTTAGAACGTGTCACTACGATTAGGGAATTAGAGGACTTTCTGAGGGATTCAGGGGGTTTTTCAAAAGGGTTGGCACAGGCGGTGCTTACCCGTTCTAAGCAGTTGTATCAGGGGGAACCGATACGCGGTTTGGACGAAAAAGCAATCGTCGAGTTAAATCGTTTATTAGAAATTAAATTATAGGAGTATTAAAATGTTTAAATCAATCATTGGTAAGTTCCTGTTTGCATATATGGCGCAAATGGGTTTTATTCTGTTTGAATCAGATGCAACTTTAGCCACTCAACTTAAAGCGTTGGGTGATAAGCAGGACGAACTGAAAAGCGTTACTGCTGAAATGAAAACGTTCATGGCTAAAGCGAATGATGAAATTGACAACGCTAAGTCATTATCTGCCGAAACTAAGTCTGCTATTGAGAAATTGGCAGAAAAAGCTACGTTGTTGACGGATCGCTGTCTTGAACTTGAGCAGAAAATGTCTGCTAAAGCTGATGACAACAACAAATCAGTGCAAACAATTGGTGAAATGTTTATCGCATCTGCCGATTGGAAGTCAATGCAATCACGCCGTGCCGGTTCTGCACGTTTAGACTTGAAAACTGCTATTGTGAATGCTACCGGTCAAAATCAACCGTTGGTCGCTGCTGATCGCTTGCAAGGTATCATCACAAATCCGAACCGTGTGTTTACAATTCGTGATTTGATTCCGGTTGGTCGTACTTCAAGCAATCTGATTGAGTACACCAAAGAAAACGTGTTTACGAACAATGCTGGCGGTCAATATGCGTCACCTGCGTTTGAAAACGTAACTAAGCCTGAATCTGGCATTACGTTTACACTTGAATCTGAGGCCGTTCGTACATTGGCTCACTGGATTCCTGTGTCTAAACAAGTGTTGGATGACAGCCCGATGCTACAATCTTTCATTGAAGGTCGCTTACAATACGGTCTGAAACTGGAAGAAGAAGATCAGTTGTTGAACGGTGACGGTACAGGCTCAAATCTGTCAGGTATTTTGGATTCTGGTAACTTCACGGCTTATACCCGTGCTCAAACCGGTGACACAAATATCGACACATTACGTCGTGCAATCACACAAGCTGCATTGTCTGAGTTCATGGCAGATACCATTGTCATCAACACTGCAGATTGGGAAGCTATCGAATTGACTAAAGCGACTGACGGTCAATACGTGTGGACTAATCCGGCAATCGGTAACGCACCGCAAATGTGGGGTAAACGTGTTGTAGCAACTAACGCGATTACTGCGGGTACGTTCTTGGTTGGTGCATTCGCTATGGGTGCTCAAATTTGGGATCGTGAACAGGCTTCAGTAACAGTGTCATTGGAAAACAGTGACAACTTCGTTAAGAACATGGTCACTATCCTCGCGGAAGAACGACTGGCGCTCACGGTCTACAGACCTGCAGCCTTCATTAGCGGTTCATTCTAAGTTTTAAATTAAAGCCACTTACGTAACTGTAGGTGGCTTGTGTTTACAACGTAGACAACGGAGTATTATCATGGAAAAAGTTAGCGTAATTGCCGTAAAAAGTTTTATTAACGCCATAACCGGCACCGTAACTAAAAAGCAAAGATTGTTGTTACCTAAAAACATAGCTAATGAATTTGCAGCAATGGGTTTGGTGACATACGAAAAAAAGCCGGAGCCAACGGAGCCAACGGAGCCAACGGAGCCAACGGAGCCAACGGAGGGTTCCGAAACAACCGTTGGTACGGAACCACCGTCTGTATCATTGCCAGCGGAAACAGTCTTACCGACGACGACATCAACAACGTCGCGTCGCGGTCGTCGTGGCGCACAATAGTAATTAACGACACGTGGCGACGCGTACCATTTGCTGACGTTCTGTACGCTTGTGATGAAAAATGGTGGGATAGATACCATGATTCAATTACCATAGGTGCGGAACGTTGGACGCAGGATATTCAAGCCAAACGTAAGTACGGGATTAATTGGGTTTTAGGTGCATCACAACGCGGTTTAGGTAAAGACCGTGTACATTTTGGCTCTAATAGCGGTTTTCAAGCAATAAACCTAGCGTATTTGTGGGGTGCAAGTCGCATCGTACTGTTAGGTTTTGATGCTAAACCGGTAGGGGGTAAAGACCACTGGTTCGGGCAGCACCCGCAGGGTTTAACTCAAGTGCAACCGTATAATCTGTGGTTAGACCATTACCCACAATTAGCGTATGATTTAAAGCGTGAAGGTGTCGAAGTAATTAACTGTTCACGTGATACCGCCATAACCTGTTTTGAAAGGGCTGCAATTGAAACCGTTACTGATTGAAACGCAACACGGACTCGGTGATAATATTTATCACCGTGCGTTTGTTAAGGGTATGGCTTTGCTATATACGGTATATCTTAAAACGCCGTTTCCTGAGATTTACGAAGGTCTACCAGTTAAATTCGTAAAACAATCGTCGACGTTACGTACTCAAGCTAAAAATATAGCACGTTCTGAGGTTACATATCGCGAACTACCAGCGCATACGCCTACCATTACGCCACGTTACAGCGGCGATAATTTACGACGTATGAGTATGGTTGACAGTTTGGCGTTGGCTTATCATATTGCACCGACAAAGTTTGACTTACCTAAGTTCAAATCTAAAATTAAATCTGACGGTCGACCGATATGTGTTGTACGACCTGCGACAATACGTAAAGAGTGGAACGCGGCTAGTCGTAACCCTGATCCGCGATATATCGCTGAAGTAGTAGAGTGGTTGCGTGAGACACATTACATCGTGTCGGTTGCCGACCTGCAGGAAGGTGCTGAAGTCGCGTTACAACCACTACCTTACGCCGATTTGACGTTACATGAAGGTGAATTGAGCGTGAAGGAACTGCTAGGTTTAATTCGTGAAGCTGATATTGTGGTTGGTGGCGTCGGGTTCATTGTACCTGCTTGTATCGCTTATAAAACTCGTTTGTTCTGCATACTTGGCGGTAACGGTGCGTACAATGCGCCTGAGAAAATAACGCACCCTTCTATGGATTTAAGTCAGGTGTATTTCGCACGACCTGATGATTTATGCCCGTGTAACTCGGCGCAACACCAGTGCGACAAACGGATAACGGATTTGAAAGGTAAGTTTGATGGATTTGTTCAATCAACTCAACGAGCGTAATTTAGCGTGGCTTCAGGATTTAGGTATTGGCTATTTACCTGTTACGGCTAACGTTTACGACGAATCGTATTTTCAGGCGTACAACGCAATGAAAGAAACACCAATCGGTTTAGCTTTAAACAAGGCACGTACGGAATTGGTTGACCGTTATACTAAGGGTTCAGTGCTCGATATAGGTGTCGGTAATGGCGCGTTCGTTGAAGGTCGTGAAAACACTTATGGTTACGATATTAACCCTAGCGCGGTAAACTGGTTGATTGAACGTAAAAAATATCGACACCCGCTGCGTGGCGGTGACGCCTTGACGTTTTGGGATTCACTAGAGCACATAGCTAACCCTACATTAATGCTACAGGGTGCAAAAGAATTTGTGTTTATTTCATGCCCGATATATGATGACGTACAGCACGTATTACGCAGTAAACATTACAAACCAAATGAGCATTGCTGGTACTGGACGCTTCAAGGTTTGGTGTTATTTATGAGTATGTTTGATTTTGAAGTTCAGGAAACTAACTGGATGGAAACCGAAATCGGACGTGAAGATATTGGTACATTTGTGTTTAAGAGGGTGAAATGAAATATAGAGTAATCACACCACCGACGACGGAACCGATAACACTTGCGGAAGCACGTACGCATTTACGTATTGAACCTTTTGGTTCGCCGTTAGAGCACCCAGACGATACTTATGTTGCTACGAATATCAGTATGGCACGTGAGTTCTGTGAACAGTATTTAGAGCGTGCGTTAGCTACACAAACGATTCAAATGGTCGTTGATAATTTTAACTCTGAAATTTACTTACCTAACGCACCGATACAGTCAGTTGACAGTATCACTTACGTCGATGTAAATGGTGTTACTCAGACGCTTGCGCCAACCGTATATGAACTTGACGCGTATGACAACAAAATACGCTTACAGTACGGGCAAGTGTACCCTGCGGTGCGTAGTCAAGAAGATACCGTAACCGTTACGTTTACTGCCGGATATACAAACGGCGCTTCACCAGACACTTACCCCACTCCGGCACCAATTAAAGCAGCAATGCTACTGATCATTGGTAATTTATATGAAAATCGACAACAAGACGTGCTCGGTAACACCCGCATTAGTTTTAATAGTTTACCTCTCGGTATATATAACCTCTTACAACCGTATAGATTAGGCATGGGGTGCTAAATGTTAAATTGCGGAATATATGAAATAGTTTGCTGTAAAAATAACAAACGTTATGTTGGTAGTAGTAAATCGCTAACTGACCGTTTATATAAACATAAGTATATGCTTTTGAATAATAGTCATCACAGTAAAAAACTGCAAGCTGCTTGGAATAAGCATGGTGAGTTAAACTTTAAATTTAACGTAATGCTTTATTGTTCAATTGAAAATTTACAAATGTATGAGCAGACGTTTATTGATTTTAATGAGTGTTATACTAAAGGTTACAACTCGGCACCCAATGCTGGTGGGCAAAGAAATTTTAAACATAGCGATGAAACTAAACGTCTACTTTCCGAAATTGGGAAAGGTAGACCTCATTCTGAGAAACATAAACAGGCTTTAGCTGTCGCTTTGCAAGGTAACATAAATAGTAAAGGTAATAAATTATCTAAAGAATTTGGCGAAAATGTCTCTAAACGTAATGTGGGTAATACTTATAGTTTAGGTAAAAAACGTTCAGTCGATTTTAGTGAAAAGTTAAGTGCTCGTAATTTTGGTAATACTTATGGGTGTTCAAATAAAGGTAAACCTAAATCTGAGCAACACCGATTAAATTTAAGTGTTGCTCAAAATAAAAGGTACGCTAGAGAGCGAGCTTTGCGTGAAAGTGTGTCGGAATGAGAATAGCTAAACTAGACCGTTACGTTCGGATAGAGCAAAAGTCAGTCGTTAAAGACCCCGATTACGGTTCTGAAGAAATCACGTGGGTTACGTATAAAAACGCTTGGGCTTCAATACTTGATATAACTACTAAAATGCAGGAATCTACGAACAGTGATTTACGTCAGCTAAAGCAACCTACGCGCGTTCAAATGCGTTATGATGCGACTATTGATGTTACGATGCGATTAGTTGTGGTTGATACGGGGCGTATTTTAAATATAGTTTCACAACCGGCAGAAATCGGTCGACGTGAAGCGATTGAGTTTATGGCTGAAAATTATGAACGTTGATATTTTAGGTGGTAAAGAGTTAGCTAAAATGCTTAACGAATTGCCGTTAAAAATTGAACGTAATATTATGCGGGCTGCGTTACGTGCAGGTGCGTCAGTTATTGCCGCCGAAGCGCGTAGAAACGTACCTACTGACAGTCAGGAACTTAAACGTTCTATACGCACCAGTAGTAACAGTAAACGCGGTATGGTTGAAGCGAATGCGGTTGTAGGTAATCGTAAAACTAAAAAGGGTTGGTACGCCACGTTCGTTGAATTTGGTACGGCACCTCATGTTATTAAAGCTGGTAAAAATAAACCTGTATTATCATTTCGTGATCGTAACGGGGTGTGGCGTAGAGCACTTGAAGTAAATCATAGCGGTGCTCAAGCTAAACCGTTCATGCGCCCTGCTCACGATACAAAAGGTGAAGAAGCGGTTAAAACTGTGGCTGATAAAATACGTGAACGTTTGACTGATCAAAACATTAACATCGTTGCGCCTGAGAATAGAATATGAGTGCTGAGAAAGTAATTTATAATTTGCTAAGCAACGACACCGCATTATTATCTGTCGTACCTAAAGTCCGTATGTATGCAGGTGTCATACCTATTGACACAACATATCCGGCGTTGTGTTATAACTTAGTGTCAAGTTACGACGTTAATGCTATTGGGCTGACTGTCATTAAATCCGCAACGCGTATTCAAGTGACAGCAGTTGCTAAGACTTACCCTGCCGTTAAAGCTTTAGCTGATAAAATACGTGTTGCGTGTAACTTAAAACAAGGTACATTTAACGGTGTTGTTACGGATTCAGTTATAATGGATAATATAGGCGCAGATTACCGCGACGACGAAACGGGTGTATTCTATAGTACGGTTGATTTTAATGTTATGCATAACAGATGATTAAAGGAGTATTAAAATGTCTTTAGGAACAGTAGCGGGAACCACGATCGGCGTATCCGCCGTTCTACCAGCAACATACGACGTGGCAGGTTACGCTGCGTTGACTTTTACAAATATCGGCAATATTGAGGACGGTGGTGAACACGGTCGTGAATATGCTGAAGTTACATTCAACCCGATTGACACTCGCGGTACCCAGAAATTTAAGGGTAGTTTCAATGAGGGTTCCAAAACGTTGGCTATCGGTTACAATTCAGACGATGCGGGCATGGCAATTCTTAAAACTGCGTTGAATGATGATGACGATTACGCGTTTGAAGTTGCTTACCCTGACGGTGACATTGATTACTTCATTGGTAAAGTGATGACACTCACTAAAGCAACCGGATCAGTGGATTCGATCCGTATGGCTTCAGTAACGTTGGCAATCACAACCAGTGCTACAGGCGTCGGTATCGTCGAGAAATTAGCGACTTAATAGGTCAATGGGCTAGGGCGTAAGCCGACAAGGTTGTTTATCCGTTGCAACCGCCCACCATTTTTATCAACGGATTATTTTAAACGGAGTATTACCATGTCTAAAAATCAAGTATTTGATGTAACGCAGTATGAAACTGTCGATGTCGCACAACTTACGGTTCAAAATCCTAAAGGTGGTGATTTGTTAGGTGAAGGCGGGCAACCTGTCGTAATTAACCTGTACGGTATGGGTTCAAAGCAATATGTGAATGCCAAGTACAAACTTGATAACGCTAACCAAGTGCGTTCAATCGCAATGTTGCGTAATAACAAAACGCCTAATCCCGAAGAAGTATCAAAATCTGAAGCTGAGTTTTTAGCTGCAGTAACGCAGTCTATCGAGAATTTCCCGATCGCACCTATCGACTTGTACAGCAATCCGAAGTTAGGTTATATCAAATCTCAAGTTGATAAATTTGTGGGTGACACTGAAAATTTTATTCAATTTTAGCTGACGAGGTTTTCAGGTACACCCGCGTTTACGCATGGTTACATACCGTACCTGAAACACAAGAGGTGTCGAGATACGAACGTTACATGACTGACGGTGTGGCAATCGTTGTGCCTGAAATGCAATGCTCGTATTTGTTTGACTATTTACTTAAAATTGGGGTCATGTCATTTAACGGTATGGCTAACGTACCTTTAAGTTGGCAAGAGTTAAACGCTTGGGTTCAGGTTACAGGTACACCACTTGACGCTTGGGAACTTAAAGTTATCCATAAGGCTTCAGAAGTATATGTGAATCAACTTGAGCTTAGTCGTAAGATTGACGCACCTATGCCACAAAAAATAGTCGAACAAGACCCACGTAAGTTAGCTAAACATATTAAAAGTATTTTGCGATAAGCAAACCTCAGTATATAATCAAGCCAGTATAACGCTGGCTTTTTTATTGAGGATTGATTATGGCATTATCAGCAGGTTCAGTCGAAATCAGATTATTCGCTGAGTTAGCTAGACTTCAGTCCGATATGAAGAAAGCGAATAAGGTTGTTGAAGACGCAATGGGTGGTATTCAAAAAACCGTTCGTGCCACAACATCACTATTTAACACTATGGCTGGCGCGTTCAGTGCCGGTCAAATCATTAAACTCGCTGACGACTATAAGCGTTTTGATTCCCAATTAAAACTATCTACAAAATCTCTACGTGAATACGGTGAAGCGTACACCAACGTTATCCGTATCGGGCGTACAGCACAATCAGACATTGGTGCGATTGGCGTACTATACGCACGTTTAAACAATAACCTGCGTGACTTTAACGTTACGCAGAATCAGGTTGCATCGGTAACGGAAACAATCTCACTCGCGTTACGTACGAACAACGCTACCGTTCAGGAAACGAACTCAGTGATGTTGCAATTATCACAATCGTTCGGTTCTGGTAAGTTGAACGGTCAAGAGTTTTTAGCTGTGGCTGAAGGCGCACCGATGTTGCTGCGTCAATTAGCCAATTCATTGAAAGTACCTTTCGGTGCTTTAAAGGATTTGTCAGCACAAGGTAAAATCACCCGCGAGGATTTATTGAAAGCGTGGTCTGATCCGGCGTACCTAGCTGGTTTACGTGAACAAGTTAAAGAAGTCGGTACCGTCACCAGTTCAATTACTGTTTTAATGAATAACTTGAAGCAGTATATCGGTGAGGCCGATAAGTCTACCAGCGCAACTAAAACTTTATCTTTAGGTATTATGCTACTTGCTGACAGCATTAACGTATTGGTATCTGGTGCGTTGGCTTATGGTGCAATCGCGTTTATTAAGTGGACACAAACGCAATACGCCGCGTTACAGGCTTCACAAGCGGCTACCGCACAAAAAGTTATTGCCGCTAAAGTTGAATTGTCACTAGCTCAGGCCGCATACGCTTCAGGTGCCGCGGTAACTAAACAAACCGCAGCTATGGCGAATAACGCTGCGGCCACCACGATGGCGACTTCAAATACAGCAAGACTTGCGGCTGCACAACGAGGTTTAGCGGTCGCAACGTCTACTACCGCAGCTGCAGTTCGCGGTTTTGGTACTGTATTGTCATTGTTTGGCGGTTGGATAGGGCTTGCTATCACCGGCGTTATTTTATTCGCAGATAAGCTTTTAGCTCTGTATGATCGCGTACGCGGTTTAACTCCTGAAATTAAAGCGTTAAATGATGAAATGGAACGACGTAACAGACTTGAAAACGTCGGTGTTAATGCCAGTTCTAAGTCTGCGGAGCAGGAAGAAGCATTAGTGGGTCAAGTTAAATTATATAACGAGATTAACAGTCAGATCGTTCGTCAAAAATCGTTAATTGATTCACGTAAAGGTTTCGGACTTAACGTTGATAAAGAAACTAAAGCGTTGGCTGAACTTGAAAAACGTTTGCGTGCGCAATCATCACTTATGGGTACTAACCTATCTCAAGCTAACGCACTTACACCCGCAATTAGCGAGAATGCTGATGCGTTCGGTAAGTTATCTGAAAAACTGCAAACAGCTAAAGAGTTGGCAGCTGAATACTCACGTAATCAGGCGTTGATTATCATTGAAGGTAGTAAGTTAGGTCTAAGTCAGTCTGAGATTACCGCTAAACTAGCGATACTTAAAGATCAATACGATAAGGCCACGGGTGCGACTAAGGCGTCTAAAGAAGCTACCAAAGACGCTACCGCCGCCGAAAAGGAACGTGCTGAAGCTATAAAACAATTAGTGCTTGAACAAAAGTCTTTTGTGGAAGCTCAAGAGGACGCACGTAACGTGGTAATACTTGACGCCGCACAAGAGAATGATGCGTTAGCTAAACAAATTGAGAAAACTCAAGAGCGTATAGATTTGCTTAATATGGGTGAAGATGCGCAGAACCGTATGGCTGAAGCGCGTTTACAAGACGCTATCGCTACTGCCGAACAGAACGTTCAGCAAGCGATTAATAACGGTGCTACGGTCGATGCTATTAAATATGCTGAAGATTATCTGTTTGCGCTTAAAGAGCGTCTTGATTTACAAAAGAAACTCAGTAAAGTTGAATCTGAAGAAGAACGTATCAAGGTTATCGAGGCTGCAGAAAAAGAGCGTGTTAAAGAAAGTAAACGTGCTAATGACGAAATTGAAGTAGCTAACGATCGTATGTATAAAAACCTCGCTAAATCAATTACCGATAGCGTGGTACGTGGTTTTGAAAACGGAATACCATTCATTGAGAATTTTAAAAACGCAATTAAAAACGCCTTCAAATCTTTCTTTGTGAGTGTTGGTGTAAATTTTGTACAAGGTGCTTTACAACAAGTTTTCGGTAATGCCACTAAAGGTATATTAGGTTCAGTCGCAGGTTTGTTTAGCGGTGGTGCAATGGCTGGCGAATCTGGTAGCTCAGGTAGCATATTTAGTCAAGCGAAAGATTTATTCAACGTAGTCACAAGGGGCTTTGACAGTGCTAACATTGCGTTTGAACAAGGTATTCAGCAGTTTGGTACATGGATCACCAACTTCGGTGGTGTTGGCGAATCTTTAGGTGGCGCAATCGCGCAGTATTCAGGGGCAATTGCGAGTGCGTTACCTTATACAGGTGCGGTACTTAAACTGTTACAAGGTGACATTAAAGGTGCGGCATTTACTGGTGCAGGTACACTTGTAGGTTCATTAATAGGCGGCCCGATTGGTGGTGCAATTGGATCATTTTTAGGTGGAGCTTTAGGCGGCTTATTTGGCGGCGGCACACCTAGACCTAAATATTTTGCTGATACTCGCGTAAGCGAATCTGGTGGCACCTTAATTCGTGGATGGAAGAACGGCGACGGTAAACGTTCAGTATTGAACCAAACTAACCAAATGTTCACGGGTTCAGCACAGTCAATTTCTGACTTTTCGAAATTACTTGGTGGTAAAATTGCTAATGCGTTTCAAGTGTCAATGACATATAACCAGAAACATAACCTATATGGGATTAATGTAGGTCGCGGTACGACCAAAGGTGAATGGGATGTTTACGGGGCAAAAGGTGATTTACAAGGTGCAACAGTCAATGCGTTTTTATTAGCCATTAAAAAGGGATTTATTGAATTACCGAAATACATGACTGACGCTTTGAATAGAGGCGGTAGCGGTATTGATGCGGTTGAATCATTAATGGCTATTCGCAATATGTACGAATCGTTAGATACTTTACCTGAAGTGTTTGACGCAGTTAAGTATTCAATTACTAACTTCGCAATGGCTACTAAAGAAAGTGTTGCGGCATTGCAAGTGCAGATGCAAGGTATTAGCGTTTATACTGATTTGTTTTATACCGACGCTGAAAAATTAAATACTTTTACCGACCAACTTGAAAAACAATTTGCGTTATTAAATTTAACTTTACCTGATTCGCGCGACGGGTTCAGGTCTTTAGTTGACGGTATAAAAGTTGTTGATGCTGCAACTAACGCTCAATTTAACGGACTGATAGCGTTAGCACCTGCTGTCGACGCTTATTTTAAACAAACACAAGCTTATAACGATCAATTGCAAAAAGAAGCCGAACTTAAAAAGCAACTTTTAACATTAGACCAAAGTAGATTTAGAACATTCACTGACTTTGTGATTGCGCAGTCTTACGTGAATGCCGGACAACCGATACCTGCAGCAAATATGCCTAGTTACGACGTAGGAACGTCATACGTACCTAATGACGGTACCGCTATGTTACATAGGGGTGAGGCGGTATTAACTCGTATTGAGAATAATGCAATTACATTTAATAGTGCTAAAATGGTCACATTGTTAGGTGAATTGGTTACAAAAGTTAGCGATTTGGAATATGATGTACGTCGTACAGCAGACAGTACACAACGTACAGCACGTGAACTTGAAGATATGACAAGCGGCAGCGTTGCAATTACTACTCAGGCGGCATAATGAAAGTATTGAAAACACTTACTATTACTGACACTAACCTCACTTCAAGTACGGTCGCTGAGGCCGACTATGCGGCATGGTTAATAGGTACAACATACGCGCTAGGTGATAGGGTGATTGTGTTATCTAGCCATAAAATCTATCAGTCACTTCAAGCCGATAATTTAGGTAACGACCCGCTACTTGATACGCAAAACGATCCTGATAATCTACCCGTGTGGTGGGTTGAAGTTTCGGCAACTAATCGCTGGAAACCTTTCGACGGATTACGTAACAATCAAGCGGTTGACGCTTCACCAATGACTTACGTAATCACACCTGACGTAGTTACCGATGCTATCGCATTACTTAACGCTGACGCTAGTGACATTGACGTTATCGTAACGTTTGATGCGGTTGAAGTTTATAATCAAAATTTTCCAATGGTTTCACGTGTGGTATCGGATTGGTACGAATTTTTCTTTAAACCGTTCCAACAAAAACGCAACATTTACATTGACGGTTTACCACCGTTGATTGGTGCTGAAATAACTGTAACTTTAAATCGTGATGCTGCAGCGGACGTTTCTTTAGGTATTCTAGCAGTAGGTAATAGTTTATACTTAGGGCAAGCAGTTTACGGGGCGGTAAGTGATGTACGTTCGTTCAGTCGTACCGAACCTAACCAGTTTGGTAGTACGTATTTATTGCGACGTAATCCTAAAGTTTTGACAAAGCAACGGGTGTTTTCGGATAAAGCGTTAACTACGTTTTTGTTTGAATTGCGTGAGGATTTGGAATCCGTGGCTAGCGTATGGTCTACTATCGACGAACCTGAAAGTGATTTGTTTAACGCTTACATTTTGAACGGTATCGCTGACAGATTTGTGATTAATGCCGAACACCCGACTAAAACAACACTTGAATTAGAATTGAGGGAAATATAATGCCAATTACTGCACCACCAACCATACCGCTAATCACCGATCCGTCAACGTTTTCAGTACGCGCTCAAGATTGGGTGGTATGGCAAGCTGACGAACTTTATCCTTTCATCACTGAGTCAAGTGCGGCGTTAGCGTTATCGACTACTTCTAGTAGCAGTACGTCAAATACTATCGGTACTGGTGCTAAAACCTTTACGGTTGAAACTGGTAAAGGTTACGTTGCCGGTCAATCTTTAAGTATCGCATACACCACGACACCGACAAATCGAATGTTCGCAGTCGTTACTTCATACAATTCGACCACAGGTGAACTTGTCGTTGAAGTTCAAGCAATCGAAGGTTCAGGTACATACACCGCGTGGTCGATAGCGTTAGCGTTTAACGGGGTTATTGCAAATGCTCAAGTGCCGAACAATGAACTGACACTAAACAAACTCGCTCGCGTAGGTACAGCAGGGCAAGTGTTGACAAGTGGCGGGTCTGGTGCTGATGCGAGTTATACAACACTAAACAGGATATCTCAGCTAGACAGTAGCGACACAATCACAGACAGCGGTTCAAACGGTATGCGCGAATTAACGCTTGATGGCGTAGTGCGTGAACGTCAAACAGCATCTGCAAGATTATCGACTATTGATGGCGGCTCTACACTATACCCAGAGTTTAAATGCAGAGCATGGGTAAATTTCAATGGTACTGGTACAGTAGCTATTAACGCAAGTGGTAACGTATCTAGTATTACAGACAACGGGGTTGGGGATTACACAGTCAATCTTACTACTGCTATGCCTGATGCAAATTACTCTGTAAGTGCAACATCTCGAAATTCTACTAACCCTGCGACTAATACAGGTTCTTTATCTCTAGTTTCCATATTAAATACAAAGACTACCTCAGCGGTTCGTATTGCAAATGCAAACATAAACGCTAATGCTACAGCAGCAAATATTGTTGTTGCTGCTGACTCTTCTGAAATAAACATAACAATTTATCGCTAAGGACATAATTATGGTGATTATTTATAAAAATGATGTAGGTGGCATTTCAGTAATTTATCCAACGCCAGATGCATTAGCAATTTATGGCATTGATGCAATAGCACAAAAAGATGTACCAAGCGGCAAGCCTTACAAGATTATTGATGCAGTAGATTTGCCTGACCGTTCACAGCGTAATCAATGGGATGTTGACGAGGCAGATTTAACCGATGGTATTGGGAGTAATTCAAATGATTTTAATTAAGATAAGGCCAGCACCTATTGAGCATTTATCCGAAGCGGTACGCCTCGCACTTCAATCTGCCATTGATGATAAGGCTAAATCATTTGGCTTTAGCGGTGGCAATGCCTTAATGCTCTATGCAGGGTTCGTTAATCCGTTTCAACCATTAGCACAGACTTTCGCAACTTGGGAAGCCTCGGTATGGTACGAAGCCGAACTGTACAAAGCAGAAGTGTTCGCAGGAACTAAGCCGATGCTATCACCTAGCGAGGCGGTAGCTTTAATGCCGATATATCCAGCATGATTAACTTTGCTATTTGGCTTTTACAGCATATTAAATGCATGGTATTTACGCTTGGCAGTAATGTAAGCCTCACTAGCTTCTTCAGGGGTATCAAAATAACCAAGAGCTATATGTTTTTTATTTACAAAGATAGTGGCTCTGAATTTGTTAATCGGCTTATAAAAGCTAACGCCAAGATAGCCAGATTTATTATTAGACTGGCACGCTATTTTATTCTGACCGTTACCGCTCTTACTGGCTTCTCTAAGATTAGAAATCCTGTTATTTCCCATGTTCATATCAATATGGTCAATAAGCTCAGGCATGTAGCCATAAACATAAAGCCACGCAAGCCTATGTGCGTAGTAGAGAATATTGTTTATTCTAATTACGTACCTTCCGTAAGTGTCTTTGCAGCCAGCTTCACACCCTTTTTTGGCATTAGAGGATGTAGTGATATTTCTTATGAATTTTCCAGTATCTTCTTCATAAGTAAGAAGTGTTTTAAGTTCTGCTTGAGTAAGCATATTGAGAATCCTTATACGATATTGAGTGAGTGGTGTCGGCTAACCGCTGGTATAAGCAACGATTACTTACGCGCTCTCCAGCGACCGACAAGTCAATTTTATCACAAGGGGTTTGTTTATGCTTAATTTTGCAATATGGATTCTATTGTTTATTCCAGCTTTATCTATAGAAATTGCTTGTTGGCTTCTTAACCCTATTGCTTGCTTATTCACAATAAGAGAAGCCAGATACGATTACGTTAAAAGGCTAGGAAAGTATGAGCTTTTACTTAGAGATTATTTAAGACAACCTTTTACATTGTTTGGTACACATGACAATGCTGTAGACGAAGCATGGTACGGTAAGTACGACATACCTTTTCTCGCAGGTAAAACTCAATCCGACTACGACAATTCTTGGCTAATCCGTTACTGGTGCAGGCTATGGTGGTTGTCACGCAACACGGCTTACGGCTTTCATTACGCATGGTTCAGTACGCCACGTGAGGAAGTACTGTCGGTAACTGAGCATGGTACTGAGGACGTAACGTTCTGGTATAAGTTGCAAGTGTTTAACCGTTCGTTTCAATTGGAAGCGCAAATTCCGTTAGGTTTCGGTCGATACAATAGCTTGAACATAGGTTGGAAATCACATAAACTTATGGATAGGAAACTATACGCTAACAGGGTGATAGGTATTAGAAAATACGACCGTAAATAATTACGGCGAGTAACCAACGAAAGGCTTTAAATGGAAGCGCAAACGTTTATCAATATTGCAATTGGCTTAGTCGGTGCGCTCGGTGGTTGGGTTTTGAATAACCTAAAGTCGTCGATTGATGAATTGCGTAAAGCCGATCTATCGTTAACTGATAAGGTTCAGCACATTGAAGTTTTGGTCGCGGGCACCTACGTTAAGCGTGATGATATGGAAAAACTCGGTTCAGCTTTATTCGCAAAGCTGGATAAGATAGAGAATAAATTAGATGGTAAGGTTGATAAGTAATGCCGTTCGTGCGCTGGATCGACGATAAGAATTTCATATCGGTCAGATCGTTCGTATTATATATAACTGTCTGGATGACATGGCGCGCATTCACTTGGGCTGCGGATTACGCGGGTGCCCATAGCGGAACGTCCGGTAGTGACGTGGCGTTGATTATCGCGGCGGTAACGGCGCCAATATCAGTACTACAAGGTTTTGTATTTAAAGTATATTCTGAGAGTAGAAAATGACATTAGGTGAAAAACAACGTAAGTTTTCAAAAATGGTAGGGGAGTTGATACTTTGGATTTATTCTAAAGGTTGGGCGGTAACTTTAGGCGACGCATATCGCGATCCTAGACTACACGGTGAACTTGGCGTTAAGAAGGCTTACGGTCATTCAAAAAGTGGTCACAAATTGCGACTAGCTATTGACTTAAATCTCTTTAAAGATTTAGACGGCGACGGTGATTTAGACTACGCTGATAAAACTGAATACCATAGGGAAATCGGTGAAAAATGGGAATCAATGGGTGGTTCGTGGGGTGGTCGATTTAATGACGGCAACCACTATTCGCTCGAACATGAAGGTGTACGATGATGCCGATGCAAATTAAATTATTACTCGCAGCCATTGTGATTATCGGTTCATTTAGTACCGGCTGGTCAGTTAAGGGTGCGTATGTGGCTAAAGAAGAATTGGCTATAGCTGAAGCTAAGAATGAGTTGATTAACGCGTTTCGTGCAATGGAAGGTAACGTCGCCGGAGTTGTTGAAGATAAACTGGCAGACCTTAAAGCTAATGAGAGGGTAATTAATAATGAAATCGTTAAAATTGTTAATCGCGACGTGTATCGCAATGAGTGTATTGATGCTGACGGGTTGCAACTTATCGAACGTGCGCGAACGGGTAAATCCGAACCAACAAAACCTACTGAGTAAATGTGAAGATTTACCGAAGCATGAGGGTACTACCGGTGCGATGGTGTTGGTGACACTCACACAATGGGCTTCGCAATATAATGAATGTGCTACTAGACATAACGGTTTAGTTGACGTAATATTAGAACCGTCAATCTCCCAATGACGTGTAGGTTTAACCCCGACCGCTTAACTGATAACACTTAGGAAAGTCGGGATTCTTTTTTACAAGTCAGCACTAGAACCAATCCAAACGCTACGTTTCTCGCTCGAACCCTTGGTATGATATGAACCGCACGATACTGTGGTCACATTACCTTCAATGATAATACCTTTCGGTGCGTGATTAGCTTTAGGTCGTCCGGCACCGAACACGGGTAACACAGTGTATTCAGCGTAACGTTCGCTTTGGTATTCATATAATTTACGATTACCGTTAACGAGAGTAGCTTTAATCAACTTACGCTTGACTAATCTGGTCAACATGGTGCCTAACCTACCGCCCGATATACCTAGACCCATTTCGATATTAAACTTACGCTGCGGTGCGTTACGGCAAAAGTCTAATACTTGGTTATACTCTGTTACGCAGTCTTTTTTCATCTAGCTTCACCATACACATACGTTTCACGTTCGTACCCTTGCGTACCATCACGGAATATGTTTCTGTAAACTAAAATCGAATGTGATTGCTTCAGGTTAGCTTTAATGCGTTTACGTGCTCTAGCTAACGATTCAGGTTTAAATAACTTCAGTAATCTGTTCATTTGACACCACCTTATAAAATTTAACTAAATGCCACGCTAACGATCCGGCACGATACTGTTTATCGCTAGGTATGCGTGGTGTGTACGTTTCAATCACAACTAACGCGTCGTGGTGTACTGGACACTTACCAGTACCGTCGTGTTTAACCCAACCGTAGTGATCGCCGGTGTTACCGTTTGACCCGATAATATCTATTCTAGCTTCATCCATTTTATCCCCGTTATTTGTTAATGTGTGATCATATTATTAGTTGTTGGCATTTATGTCAATAAGTATTTCATTACATTTACGCAAGTACCATTCGTAATCAATATCGTCAGGAAACTCGTCAGGTAACGTCATGCAAGGCTTACTACCGTAACTATTACCAACCGTGTTACCGTTGCTGGCGTACACAATAGAGCCTTCACAATTCAGGCCGTAATACCAACGTACCACTTTACCTAAGAACTCGGCACGTTGCGGCGGGAAACACGTTTCGTATGCTGAACGTGCGTCGGTTATTACGTCGTTACGTCGCCACTTACGACCATCTTTATACCAACCGTGTTCAGTGAGTATCGGTGTCATATCGCGCACCAATGTCGTTTTCTCAGCACACACGCCCCACATTTTAATACCACCACCATTGACGCGCTGTATCGTGATGAACTTACGTATGTCACGGCAAGCGAGTATCGTTTCGTGAATAGGTGTACCGTGTGCTAAATACTCGGCCACCGCGTCGCTACATATTTCTACGTCGGGGTTTTTACTCATACCAGCTTCAGCATATTCACCTTTACGTTTGACTTCACCGTTTGTTTTCACGGCAAAATAACTGTTTACATCACGGCTATGAATACTACGATATTCGGTAGTTTCCATTTCAAGTGTTGTACGTTTTTCCCATTCGGACACAAGGTAATCGACGATGTACAATTTATCTTTAGGTACTTTAATTACTATACCGTCAGTATTTGCAGATATAACGGGTATGCCGTATGTTTCAAGCCATTCAATTAGCATCAGTAATGATAACTGACCAGTAATTGTAGTTTGAATCAACATTTCATAAGCTACGAGTATTGAGTATGGTGAACCAGTTTTACCGAACGATCCGTTCAAGAAAATTTTACCAGCATCATTAGCGGTTTTTGCTGCAATATATTCTTGTGAAGTTTTGTCTTTAATTTGACCTTGTAAACGTTTAGCTTCAATACGTTCAGTTTTAATTTCAGCATAAATTTTAGCAAACGTTACACCTAGTGCCGGTGGTACTTTACCTGAGTTAAGTATTAAACTTGGGTAGTAGCTTGCAACATCCCGATCCTGAATAACAGTGTTATCGTCTGCATAGTGTGACACTGACTTTTCACTACTATGTAGCCCACCAATACCCATACGGTAAGCACTATCATTAATCGGTATTACCAGTTCGTCTAGTGCTGGTGGCATGACTACAGAACCATTTGCGCCAAGCCTGAACGTTGCGTCAGTGACTAATCGTAATGCGTGTTGTAATTGTGGTATCGTAAAACCGATATAACTAGGTACGTTGTATTTAAACGTCATATTCCAATCAATATCAGGTTTATAAATACGACGACCTAATACCTGTTCACAACGTAGTTTAATTACCGCTTCAGCAACTTGAGCGTCAGACTTACTACGTAACTCAATACCGTAACGTTCGGTAAGTGCGTAACGTAACTCGATTTGTGGCTGTAATGCTTGATATAGCGCACGTAAAACCTCAAGGTCGTTAAGACAATAATCACTGACTTCACGTATCTGTTCTGTAGTCAGTACCGTTGCAGGATCGTAAGGTAAGTCTTGCATTTTCTTACAATGAATACGTCCGGCGTACTGTTTCTGTGAACCTTGTGCGGGCGCCACTTCCATCACGTCGATATGATCCGACGGTTTCCAATCAGAAACGCCGAGTTCCCAATGTTTTACCTTATCCACAATAATACGGTCGTTCAACGCTTTGAGTTGTGATGGTGTATAACCGACTAACGCACCACCGATCATAGGTACGTCGTAGTTAATACCGTTGAACGAAATCACGGTGAATAACTCGAAAATCGTATAGATGCGTTGCCTATCAGTCACGGATAACGATTCGTTGTTAGTGATGCTGAATGTATAAACGTTATTCCATTGGTCAAGTATTTTAAGTAACCAAAAATTTGGATAACACTCAGTATCGTAATATGCTATTGGTTTCATGTGCGGTGTACCACTTTAAATTTCATACCACCTTCAAGTGTTAAAAATTTATTAGTTTTATCCCGAAATGCGGCATCAAAATTTTGAGTGATTATTTCTCGTTGCTGTTTGGATAAATAATGATCAGTTTCGATTATCAATAAATCATTTTCACCAAGCGTAACTTCAATGACTTCAGGTTCAGGTTTACGTTTAAAAGGCCACATATTAACGACCTCTCACATTAAAGACGGAATTTTTCCACTCGTTGAAACACTGGCGGTACGCATCTTCATATTTCTGAGCGTATTTCGGGTTAGTGTTGTATTGTGCATAGTCTTTTGTGAATGACGCAAACATATTACCTGCAGCACTTTCACCACTGGCACAACCATGACTAATCGCGTCAATTTCCCATTGCGGTGCTCCAATACGTTCACCATGAGCTTGAATCATTTGTCCAGTGCTCATGCACCCGCTGAGTAGTACCACTAAGATAGTGTATTTCATTTCATTGCTCCGTTTGTTGACCACATCGGTACTCACTACCTGATTTTAGACGTTTCAATCAGTTTATCGTCACAATATAATGAGTACCGATGTGGTGGCTCGTAACGTGAGCCAGTCGATACCGATTTATAAATAATGCTCGGTATTACGCACCATTAAGCCAACATATAACCGTTCTGAATTAACGCAGCGTCAGTCCAACCGAGCGCAATCATTTGATCGTACGTTGCACCGTTAGCTAACGCTGTCATTTGACGCACGTTAAGTATTGCAGGGTTTGGTGCTACAGGTACAGGCGGTGGTGCTGGTGGTGCAGGTGGTGCTGGTGGTGCTGGTGGTGCTGGTGGTGCTGGAGCGAACGCTGGTGCTGGTGTTGTCGTTGCACCGGGCGGTAATGGTTGACCGCCGAAACCTGCTGTAGATACGTCAGGTGCACTACTGATTTCTTCACCGTACGCTGATAACGCTACGTAGGTGTGGTTCATATACAGACCAGCGGTTTCAGACGGTTTATTGTCAGATACGTTACCGAACACTTGCACGTAGTAACCACGTTTAATCGCGTTAGGTTCAAGGATTTGCTGAGAGCCGTCAGCGTTGTAAACTTTAGGTGCGTAACCACCTGAGAACCAGATTACCCAATGACCTTTATAACCTTCTTTATCGCAAGGTTTGTTGCCTTGTTTATTAGGAATGGTGCTGTCACCGTCGATAATCTTAGAACTAAAATCGTGACGTTGCGTTTCACCGTTTTTAAACTCAGCGTTAGCTAACGCCCAAATTGGCGCACCCCACGGTTCTTGTGACCAGTGTGTTGCACCGGGAGTTTTAGGGAGTGCTACACCAAATGTGTAATCTACACGTGGTGTAACTTTATCTTTAGCTACCAACGGGCGACCTTGATAATCTTTGGTCTGAGGTTCGTAAACTGAACCGCCTACTAAACGACCTACAGGGGTCGTGAAATCTAATCTTGCCATTTTAATACTCCGTTCCGTTTGTTAATAAATACTACAGTTATGAGATTACTTACTATTGGTAAACTTGTCAATAGATTTTACCAAATATTTTACGTGCATTAGTACCGTCGTCCGGTACCAGTTTCAATTCACCGCGTGGCGTTTCGGTAAACGATTTAATTACCGCTTCGGGCATACCGGCTTTAATGGCCTGTTTCGGTGTGACCAGTTTCGTTACGCCCAATTTAACACCCATCAATTCACCCATAGCAATGACTTCAGGTTCGGGTTTGATCCAACGTTCGCGGCCTGAACCGTGTTGCGCCGTGAAGTGTGGTACTGATTTACCTTGACGTATCATACTTAACGCCTGTTCTTCAAGTGAAGTCGCACGTGCGGTCAGTGTGTCAATCGCTGATTGTATGTAACGCAGTTCTATACCTAACGCTTGCGGTGGTAAATCGAACGGTACCGCTTCAGTAGCCACATTCATATCAGCGTATGACGCACGTTGTAGTGCCGGACAAGCGTGACGTGCTGAACAATCACGACATTCAGGCGATACCGTAAGTTTTGCGTCGTCACGTATGGCTTCAGTTTCAAACCGTCGCGCTTCGTTAAAGTAACCGCGAAGGTCTGACGCACGTAACGTCCACGAACGTACTGGCGAACCACCAACGTAACAACGTGGTTGTACGATAGTCATGTTGACGGTAATGTGTTGATCTGAAATGCCGTTGATACCGATAAAGTCAAGAATCCCCGCCGTGTACTCAATTAACTGCCAGTTTTCAAACACGTCTACAAACCTGTGACCATATTTGAAATCCCATAAGTGTACGGTACGTGTATCGTCGTCGTAAACCCAAGCGTCAGGCGTACCCCAACAATCGTCATGAATGTAGTTAATTGACACTTTAGTTTCAACCGCAACTCTATCAGATACCTTACGCACTTCATCAACGTACATATCCGCAGCGTCAATCATTTCGTCGGTAAGCATGACACCGTTTTCAGCGATTTGACCTGAGTCGACGATACGCCCTGATAACGTTTCGGATGCTGCCCAATGTGCGGCTGTACCTTCACGTGACGCGGGTGAATCGTCTAACTGCGGATATAACGCTTCCATCTTACGTGATCCTGCACAAGCGCGACGACGTGATGCTGACGATGGTGCTAATGGTGCGTGACCTTCACTCATACTACACCACCTAACGCCTCACGGAACGCAGGTATCGATGTCGGATTACCTAACAGGTGCGGTAACGCTTCAAGACCTACTGATTTTAACGCTTCAGCAATCGTGGCCTGACTGAGTTGACCCGCAACCATCGCTTTCGTTACACCGTCGAGTAGTTCGGTGAATGTCATCGTACCGACGGTAGGTGTCACATCAACGTGCGTAACTGGTTGTAACGTTGATGGTAGTTCGACAAATTTAGGTTGATTTAACTCAGCTTCAGGTAAAGGTGCGCGCCGCAGTTCAGCTTCAACTTGTGCCACCAATGCGTCATCTACGCCACGACGTTTACGCCACGTACCGTCTTTATTTAGTTCTTTACTTGAACTGTGAATACGTTTATCCCACTTGATACCGTCAGCGTCGTGTGCATGGAGTTCCGATAGGGGTACAGCAAGACTCGCCACGTTCACGGTGGTCTGAGCAGGTTGACCGAATACGCTGGTCGGTTCCGGCAATGAAGTATTGACCTGAGTATCCGCGTGGGCAGTCATTGACTGACTTGCATCCACAGTAGAGCATACAGGCTTTCCCAACGTTTCAGTTTCGGCTAGTTCTGTTGCGTTAAATATTTCATTCTGACTAGGGCGCGATACGTGCGACACACCATCAGGGGTAATTGCGGTAACATAATCGTTATCTTGAATATGTACGCTACCACCATTATTTAGATCATGTTCAGCCTTAACTGTAGAACAGTTAGTTGTAATAGCATAAGCTTTAATCATTTCAGCAGTAATAAATTCACTCTTAGGTGGTACTTTAAATTCTTCAACTGAAGGTTTCCAACGCTTATCTACGTTAGCTACACCAAGTGCCACGTCACTACGCAATTCAATCATTTCGATAATTGCGCGACGTGCCATGTGCAATTCAGGTACGCTACTATCGCTTGTTACTGTTACTGTAATCATAATATTTACTCCGTTTTGGTTGACAAGGGTTGTAGATTAAATTATATTGGTAACACTGTCAACAACTAAATAACGGAATTATTATGGACATGTCTCAATTTGCAGGTAAACGTATTCAACAGTCATCGTTAGTTAATCCAATACCGAAGTTAAAATTAAAGTTAGGTGATTATTGCTCTGACGAAATGCGTAAAGACATGGATAAATATTTACATGACATGTTTGGTGAATATTATCCGGTTTACGAAATGGGTAACACGTTAATCATGCATCCAACTACTTACCAAGCGTTACGTCGTGAACTCGATAAGGCTAACTATCAATGCAATTAAGACCATATCAGCAAGACGTTAAGCAAGTCATACATCAACACTGGAACGCGGGTGTAAATAACGTACTGGCGCAAATGGCGACCGGTGCCGGTAAGACCGTTCTGTTCTGTAACATACTGAGTGAACACGACGGTTACAGTCTTGCAATCGCGCACCGCTCGGAACTGGTATCACAAATGTCACTGACGTTAGGGCGTTACGGTATTCGTCATCGTGTGATTGCCAGTGCCGCCACGTGTAAGATTATCTCAGCGTTACACATGGTAGAACTCGGTAAGGATTACACCAATCCTAACGCACGTACCGCCGTTGCCAGTGTCGATACACTTGTGAATATCCCCGAAGGTGATGCGTTATTTAAACAGACCACGCTCGTGATCGTCGACGAGGCGCACCACGTGTTACGTGAAAATAAATGGGGTCGTGCGGTAGGTATGTTCACGAATAAACGTGTACTTGGTGTATCGGCTACACCTGAACGTGCGGATCGTAAAGGGCTTGGTGCTGACAACGACGGTATATTCGACACGTTGACGCTTGGTGTACCGATGGGTTGGTTGATTGAACAGGGTTATCTGTCACCGTATCGCATATTCGCACCACCGTGTGACATTGACGTATCGAAAGTCGCTATCAGTAAAACCACGGGTGACTATAATTTAGACCAGCTACGTAAAGAAGTGCATAAGTCACGTACCCTTGTTGGTGACGTGGTGTCGCACTATAAACGTTTAGCAATGGGTAAGCTTGGCCTGACGTTTACCGTTGACGTTGAAGAAGCAGTACGTGTTGCTGCGGAGTACCGCGCTAACGGGGTGTCTGCTGAAGTTTTGACCGGTAAAACGCCACCAATGGTACGCAGTAATATATTGAAACGTTTCAGGAACCGTGAAATACTGCAGCTTGTAAATTGTGAGTTACTCACTGAAGGTACGGATATACCCGCGGTAGAAGTTGTGAGTATGGCGCGTCATACCGCGTCGTTTGTATTGTTCTGCCAGATATTCGGTCGTGCGTTACGCCCGTTAGAGGGTAAATCACACGCTATAATTATTGACCATGTGAATAATGTAATCCGTCACGGTTTACCGGACGCACATCGTGAGTGGTCACTGGATCGTGGCGAACGTCGATCACGGGGTAAACGTGACGACGGTATACCGGTACGGGCTTGCCTGAACGTTGAATGTCTTGCGGTGTATGAACGTGTACATAAAGCTTGCCCGTTCTGTGGTCACGTACCGGTACCGGCTGACAGATCGTCACCTGAAGTTGTTGACGGTGATTTGACTGAACTCGATCCTGCTATGTTAGCTAAACTGCGGGGTGAGATACAGCGTATTGACGATCCAGTGAACGTACCACGTAGTGTTGAACGCCATGTGCAGCAAGCGATACGTAACCGCCACGCTGAACGTCAGGATGCACAAACTGTATTGCGCGAACGTATCGCGTTGTGGGCTGGTTATCAGAAACATTTAGGTCGTGACGATAACGAAACGATGCGTCGGTTTTACTTTACGTTCGGTACGGACGTGATGACCGCGCAGACTTTTGGAGTACGTGAAGCTGAAGAACTCACTGCGCGTATTAGTGATAAATTACTTGTTGACAATGTTGTTAATAAGGAATATATTGAGCGAACTGATAACGTTTAGAGGTAAATATGTATACGATTTATTCATTAAAATATCATAGCTGGTGCGTGTTTAAAGATAACGCTGGCACTTTAACATCAACTTTAATTAAATCGGGGTTCGCTACGTATGATGATGCTAAATCATACATTAGGGGTTTGAAATCATGAAGCTAATTGACGGTGAATTTGGTAAATGGATTGAAGTAGAAAATAAACCATGTGAATCTAAAGTGGTTTTAGTTACAGTAAGAACTCGCGGTCACACTTTGGTTTGTACTGCATATTACGACGAAACTTTAAATACTTTCGATATTATTATGACCGAACAAGCTAAGTTGATGTTGACCGGTGTAACACTTACGGTTATAGCTTGGATGGATTTACCAATGGCGTACAGAGGTATGTATGAAACAACTCCGCGATAAACAAACCGGAGAAATCGTTGACGTGATTGAAATATGTGACGGTTGGGTGTTTTATACGGACGGTCAGACGCGGTTAGATCATTTATATGAATTTTTCGAGGACGTATGATTATGAATAAAGTACAGGAAGCGTTAAAAGCAGCGATTGAAGCATTGGAAGATACATACGGACTAAATAGCACCGACACAATTAAGTTATGCAAATCCGCACTATCAGAGATAGGGAAGTGTGAGCCAGTGGCTTGGGTGTACGCAGAGGATATTAAACAGTTATGTAGAGACTTTTCTAGTAGAAATGGAAATGTGTATATAAAAGATGTTGAATCTTGTATTGATAGCATGACGAACACATCACCACAATACATTGATAATAGTCAGGCAGTTGGTGAACCAGTGGAAACTCTTGAGAATTGGCTATCAACTAATATGCCAGAAGGAACAGTAATAGGCGACCCTTTATGGTGGGCTAGAAAGATTAGAAATGTTATTGCATACACATCACCAATAAGCAAAGAGAGTACCGATTGGCAATACTTTGATGAAGCATATAAGAAAGCAACGGAATCAAGTGAGCCAGACGATTGGATGAATGCTGCTTTAATGGCTCAACAAGTACGCAGAAGGATGTTAGACACATCACCACAACCTATTGAGAAGTGTGAGCCAGTGGCAGAGGCATTACATGAGAGAAATAGACTTGGATATGCAGTGGTAGATGTTATTGGCGCGCTCGATGAAATTATAGAGAACGCGCAAGAGGTTGAAGTTGACGATTTTCTACATATAGCCATCCCTATTGATAAGTGCCATGAACTACAAGACGCGCTTGAAGAAATGCCAAAACGTGCAGAACTTTACACATCACCACAACCTATTGTGAAGTGTGAGCCAGATTTTATAGTAAAAATATGGCACGATGAAAAAGGCAAATACTGCAGAAATCAAGAGTTTGTAAATATTCCAGAAGTTGATGGAGTTTATAACTATTACACATCACCGCAGCCTCGTGATTGGGTAGAACTTACTAATGCTGATTTAAAAGATTTGGCATTAAACACTACTAACCCTGACGAATGGGCAAAAGCGATAGGCGCCAAACTCAAGCAGCTAAACACGAAAGGTTAATTATGAGATTGATAGACGCAGATGCTTTGCTGGAAGCATTAAGCAAATACGATTCAGATTATTTTAAATATATAAAAAACCTTATCACCAACGCCCCCACAGTTCAGCGTGGAGGGTGGGTAAATGATAAAAAGCGTATGGATTATTTATCAAATGGCGGCTGGGAAGTATTGCAAGACCCAAAATACTGGACTGACGGATTAAATGTTCGTCAGGTTATCGACAGAAATATAGCCGCACCAAAGGAGTAAATAAAGATGAGAAAGGCAATAGCATATTTTAAGCATGGGCAGGCATTAACAAAACTTGAGTGCGAAGCGCATGGGATAAGTATTTCAGACCGTGAACCTTTATACAACAGGAAAACTTTATTAGAGGTATGCCATGCAATGGCAGTTGCAATGAGTCCTCAATTAGTTAATGGCGTAGCAGTAAGTTATGACTATGAAAGAATTGTTGATAAGGTTATTGAGGAGTAAATAAAGATGAGAACGAATAACGAGGCGTTTGAGATTTGGTATGAATGTAGGTTCGGGAAAGAAGGATTAAAAACTGCACTTAACCATCCATATTTATCAGATGGTGAATATGTATATGAATCAACAAAAGACAAATTATTTACATGGCAAGCAGCAACCGCCGAAGCCAATCAACGTATGGCAGAGTTAGAAGAAAGATACGAAACCAATACTGCAATTCTTCACGGCAGAACGCATCGCATGAATGAACTCCAAGCCTACATCAACACTTTGCGTGAGGCTTTGGAAGTATGTAAATACGATTGCAATACTGGTGAAGTCATTGGAATAGCGCGTGAAGCACTTAAAGAGGTGAAATGATATGAACGTATATCTGTGGGCTGAACGTCACGGTGTATCAAACTCAGCATTGCAAGAGTTAATTGACATTACGGGTATCAATCGTTACGTCGGCATGTCAGAACTCAGCGAGGGTGCGATACAGACCAATGTGCGTCTTGAGGCCAGTCGTCTTGGTATCAGACTGTGGCGAAACAATGTGGGTGTTGCGCACGATCCTGAACAGGGCACCTACGTGCGTTACGGTCTTGCCAACGAATCGAAACAAATGAACGAAGTGATTAAGTCGGGTGATTTAATCGGCATACGCCCGATAACTATTACACCTAATCACGTTGGTCGTGTCATCGGTCAGTTCGTGTCACGTGAGGTTAAACACGGTAAGTGGCGTTACACCGGTACGCCACGTGAGATTGCACAATTGAACTGGATTAATATTGTGAACGTTATGGGTGGTGACGGGGCGTTCTGTAATGGGGAAGGTAGTTTATGAGTAAAGATTGGTCAGGTAATAAGAAGTCGACACACGTAACGTTGGGTTCCAGTAATCACAGTGAACATGAGCGTGAATCACATGACTATTACGCTACGGAACCTGTATGTGCGGTAGAGTTAATGCAAGTTGCCAATGTACATGACGTATGGGAATGTGCGTGTGGTGAAGGTCATTTAGCTAAAGTATTTGACGTTTGTGGTGTGTTAAGTAAGGCTACCGATTTAATTGATAGAGGTTACGGTCAAGGTGGTGTCAATTTTATGCGGTCACGTGAACAACACGACGGTTGGATTGTGACCAACCCACCGTATAAATACGCACTTGAATTTACCGAACACGCTTTAACGCTCGCACCGCACGTTGCAATGTTTCTTAAACTGACGTTCCTAGAAGGTCAAAAACGTAAAAAGTTTTTTGAACGTCACCCACCTAAATATATTTATGTTTATTCAAGTCGTCGAAAGTGTGCAATGAACGGTGAATTTGAGGATTTAGGTAGTAGCGCAGCTTGCTACGCGTGGTTTATATGGGAACGCGGATTTACAGGCGATTCAATCGTGAGGTGGATATGACACTTGACAACGTTGCCAATAACACCGATACTTAACGCAACATAACAAACGGAACACAACATATCATGAGTAGATTTAAACCTGAAGTCCGTAAGGACGCAATCCTCGAAGCTGCCGTAGCACTGGCGTTATCAGACGGTATGTGTGCTGTACGCCTGATACCCGTGGCTGAACGTGCGGGTGTGACCAACGGTCTGGTGTCACATTACTTCGGCACGGTGAAACAGTTACACCGTGCGGTGATACGTCACGCTATTCACCGTGAGATTTTACCTATCGTCGCACAAGCGTTAGCTGCGGGTGATGGTGACGCACGTAAGGCACCTGACGATTTAAAACAACGTGCGTTAAACAGTCTGCTATAAAACAAATAAAAACGGATAACAAATGCAATCACTACCATTCGGATTATACGCGCTCAGTGCGTATCGGCAGTTCGTCGTCTATAAATTAGTACCGTCAGAATCGTCGCACGTGGGTAAAACCTACAAACTACCGGTTGATTGGCGTACTGGTGCGTTACCCGCAACCGGTGGGGGTGGTGCCGCGATTTATACCGATGTGAATACTGCAATAGAGTACGCAGCGAAATACGGTGACGGTTACGGTGTCGGGTTCTTCTTTACCGAAAACGATCCGTTCATGTTTCTGGATATCGACCATTGCCTACAGGATGACGGTCAGTGGTCAGCACTCGCTACGTCACTCATACGTGCGTTACCTAACGCCTATCTGGAAGTATCACAGTCAGGGCGTGGCTTACACATTATCGCTACTGCAGCCTTACCGCACCATGCCTGTAAAAACGTGGCGTATGGTCTGGAACTGTACAACACCGACCGTTTCGTAGCACTTACCGGTACTCATGCCACAGGTGACGCGTCAACGAACGTGACGTACTGTGCGCAATGGCTTGTGAATACCTATTTCGCACCCGCACAGACTGTCAGTGCTGCGTGGACGGACGAACCATGTGAGGGATGGAACGGTAATCGTGACGATGATGAACTCATTAGACGTGCCTTACGTTCCGGTTCTGCGGGTGCCGCGTTCGGTAAACGTGCGAAATTCAGTGACTTATGGGAAGCTGACGTGCGTGTGTTACGTGAGGCGTTTCCAGACAGTGAAGGTAAACGGGAATATGACGCGTCGTCAGCAGACGCAGCACTCGCACAACACCTCGCGTTCTGGACAGGTAAAGATTGTGAGCGCATGGTACGCCTGATGCACAAATCAGCACTGGTGCGCGATAAATGGGAACGTGACGATTACATACGTAGGACAGTGCTATCAGCTTGTTCGCGTCAGCTTGAAGTGCTGAGTGATGCCATACCTGAAGTGGCTAGTTCTGAACTGGTACCCGTGGCGACTACTGAAACGATACCTTACGGTACGTCATTTCTTAGTGGTGAACAACAAGCCACCTTATTCCGTCACTGTGTGTACGTGACCGATATGCACCGAGTATTGGTCGATGGTTCGTTACTTAAACCTGAACAGTTCCGTGTTAAATTTGGGGGGTATACGTTCATGACTGAGGTAGCTAACGGTCGTCTGGTACGTAACGCTTGGGAAGCATTCACAGAATCGCAGGTTTACCGCGCTAACCGTGTTGATACGTCATGTTTCAGGCCGGACTTACCGCCAATGAGTATCATACAGACGGGTGGGGGGTTGTCGGTCAACGTTTACCGTGAGATCAAAACACCTAGGAAACAGGGTGACGTGACGCCGTTTCTCACGCACCTGAATAAACTGTTACCTGACGTGCATGACCAACGTATTCTATTGTCATACATGGCTGCGGTCGTACAACATAAAGGTGTGAAATTCCAATGGGCGCCATTACTGCAAGGTGTGGAAGGTAACGGTAAATCGTTATTTACGTACTGTCTTGCCGCGTGTATCGGTGATGAATATACGCACTATCCGAAGGCGTCACAAATCGCGAAACAGTTTAACGGTTGGATGCACGGTAAAATATTTATCGGTGTCGAGGATATTTATGTGACCGATTCGCAACGTGAGGTGCTTGAAGAACTGAAGCCGATGATTACCGGTTCACGTATTGAAGTCGAGCGTAAGGGTGTGGATCAACAGACGATGGATGTATGCTGTAATTTCATGCTGAACAGTAATCATAAAGACGGTATACGTAAGACACGTAACGACCGTCGGTTCGCACCGTTCTATACAGCACAGCAGGAATCGAGTGATCTCGTGCGTGACGGTATGGCGGGTGGGTATTTTCAACGGTTGTACGCATGGTTACGTGCTGACGGTTTCGCGCACGTACATGAGTTTCTCGCTACGTACCGCATACCGGACGAATTAAATCCGGCTTTAGGTCATATCGCACCGATAACCACATCAACACGTGAGGCCGTTGCACAAGGTCTGGGTCGTATCGAACAGGAAATACTTGAAGCGATTGAACGTGGTGATGCCGGCTTCAAAGGTGGTTGGGTATCGTCAGTGATGCTAGACCATATGCTACACAATATCGGTTATTCACGTAGTATCGCACCGAATAAACGTCGTGAGATTATGGGTAACTTAGGTTACGATCATCACCCTGCGTTAAAAGACGGCCGTGTGAATAACAACGTGCTGCCGGACAACGCTAAACCGCGATTGTACGTAAATCGTCATGACGCTACGTTACTGGCAATACGCGACGCGGGTGAAGTGGCACGACGTTACGCTATGGATCAGATGCTATGATTACCGGAAGGTTTGAAGTTATGGAAGAATTTGACGCAGAATTATTAAAGCAGCTTATTACGGAATCAGGCTTTAATATTGGAGATATAGTTATAGATGGAAAACGTAAATATAAACTTGTCGAAGCTAAATTGTATTACGACAAATCTTTAAAATGGTACGGACATTTAATTCGTAAGAATGGTACGTTAGGGTCTATTAAGTACCAGTTATACAGTAAGTGGTTCACAAAATGCTAATCCAACGTCACGTATTCCAAACCCAACACAACGGCGGTAAGTGGCGTACTGCCAGACTACCGCTACGTTGCGATTGGACTGAGCGTGTGACGGGTATACGGTGTTTGAATCATGTGGCTGCGGGTGAACAGTATTACGATACGAACCTACCGAAGCGTGGCACAACACACGTGACGCTTCGGATATGTTCTAAGTGTGCTAACGCTACTATTGAGGTCTAGGTACAGCAACGATGTTGTGTTCGTTATAGGCTTTATTTGTTGCAGTTAATATCTCGTCCTTATGTTCTTCAAAACACTTAATAGTGTACAGCACGTTACTTTTAAATTTGTTCGTAGCACTCACATCATTCATCGTAATGTCTTTACACACTTCACGCGCTTTAGTTAAAATCCAATCTTTAGCGTTCACTACGTCCGATGGGTGAATAAACACATTTAGTTTAATCATCTTACGTACCGCTTCTTTACGTTCCTTCTCAGCCTTATATTCGTCAAGTTTACTGGACGCTTCGGCGGTCTTAACCTCAAGTTCACGTTTCAACTCTTCTACACGTAATACCATATCATTAGCAGCGGCCATAGCGCGTTCGTAGGTGGCGGTAGCAGTCTTGATAGTTTCGTTATAAGTGGATAGGGCGGTCATCCGTAACGTGTTTGCCTGATCGTTTAAAGTTTCAGGATTTTTCGCTTTACTAACACCATTAACACACTGAGAGCACGAACCGGTCGATGTGTATCGGTATGTCAAGTGACCATTGATACAAGGTCTGCCGGTTGTAAATCTCGTTACTCCTGCAAGTTGCGCTTCTTTACGTTCCATTACATTACTCCTTCAATTTTGTCAGCTAGTTTAAGTGATTTTTCGTATTGTGCTTGTGCCGATTTAACACGAGCATTTAACAAATTAAGTGCGGTAATTCTTATGTTGTACGCCCTTTCCTTTTCACGTTTCGGTACTCTAACTTTACTTAACAATTTAGCGCATTCCACACAAGCGTTGTTTGGTAGGATTCGTTGCGCTATATGTCCTCGCATACACGGTTTATCTGGCATATAACGCTTTAAACCTAAGTTCATGGCTTCATCAAATTTCATTTTATATTACTCCACATAAGTGATAGGGCGGGTCAAAATGTCTATATTATAAATAACGAAAAAGTTTTTGAATTAGTAAAATTAACGTTAAATAAATTATATATGTAAA